TTGAGTCAATGCCCACCAAAGTCTACTGATGTCTAGTTTTGCACCGTTTGCATGACCATCTAAACCACTTGCATCTAGTATAGCACCATTTGCAGCAGCATCATCTTCGATATCAACCTTAACCGTAACTGTTCCACCAGCGCCCGGAGCGTTAACTACGGTGTCTCTTAGTATTCTTGCAACAATAGCCATCTAACTACTCCTGTTAAATTGATAGTACTTCTTTTTCAAAATACGAAAGAAGGTCTTTTTCAAGAACCCTTTTCTTCTTACTTATATCTTTAATAGTCTTTTCAAAGGTATTTAGGAAATCCGAAGGTTTAGTATCCATTATTTTAAATATTTCATCTACAGCACCTTTCATTTTAGGACTGAGTTTTTTATATTCTTTGGATTTTTTATGTTCATCCTTTTCAAAGAATGTAATATAAACTTCTTCAAACTTCTTAGTCATCATCCTCAACCTTGTTTGATTGAACAAATGTATTAGCAACTTCCTTTCTTTTTACTTCTAATGCATCTCCAACTTTTGCAGTAATTGAATCTTTAAAAGCTTGTTCAGCTCCTAGATTATCACCGTTAGATAAAGCATCTATTATGTCTTTAGTTTCTGCCATTGTCTTCTCCTTTGTTGTTCACCCCATCAGAATCTCCTTCCATATCATCTGGGGATATAAATCCACCACTTGCATCTTGTGGGTATCTTGTAATACCATCTGTGTTGTCTGGCATATCAATACCACCATCATCAGTATCAAGTCCTGCTTCTTTATTAATTTGGTTTTGCATTTCATCTCTTTCTGCATCTGTCATATTTAGTACGTTTTTTTGTACCCATTCTTTACTATAAAATGTTCCAATATATGTTTCAATAGTTTGTAATGCATTTAATCTATCTTGCATCAATTCTGCTTTTTTCAATTCAGCAAAATGTCCATCTTGTAAAAAGTCATATTGAATATGTTCTTTCATCTTATCCCAATCTTCTAAAGTAACAATACCTTTTAGAATCAATTGAGACTTTAACATGTCAGTAAATAGTGGGGTAAATCTTTTTCTTAGTCTTTGTACAAACTTTGTGAATTTTAATTCATCTCTAGTAATCTCACTAGAACGACCTAGACTAAATCCACTTTCAGCTTCCATTCTAGAAATAGGTACGTTTAATGAACGATACAATTTATTTTGGAAATATTTTATATCTTCTATCTCACCTAAGTTAGAACCGCCTGGTAATGTTTGAATCTCTGTTCCACGACCACCCTCTCTACGAGGTAACCAGAAGTCTTCTAGCATTGACATATGATTTCTGTCATCACGAATCTCACCTGAAGATGCATCATAAACTAATTTGTTACGATAACGATTCATAACATCTTTTAAATATTGTTCTGCTTTCATCTTAGGAAGATTACCAACATCAATATAAAATATTCTTCTTTCTGGTGCTCTTGATATTCTGTATATCACAACAGAATCTTCAATCATTCTTAATTGATTGACAGGTTTGATTGCTTTTTGTAAGTGTGAAAGTACAGTACCTTTGTTTTGGTCAATTAAACCAGAAGGTACATATGTAATAGAATCATCTGAAATTTTAAGACCTTCACTCATAGCCCCAGAATTTAATCCTTTATCATTGTATAGGAAAAAGTCTGAAACACCTGTCACCATATCTAAAGATGTGCCAGGTTTCGTTTCTTTATTTACTTGTCTTACTTTTCTAATTTTTTTAGGGTCAATGTATCTTACTTCAACGATACCTTTTTTAGGATTTTTTTTATCTATCACTTTGTGATAAAATATTCTACCATCAACATACCATCTTCTGAATATGTCGTGTCCTTTTATATCAAAATCTAAAAGCGACATTATAGTATCAAACTCTGCACGAATTTTAGTTTTAATACTTTTTGGATAATTCAATCTGTCAAGTTCGATTGCAACTGCCATATCTTTTTCATTTGATACGATTGCTTCATTCACGATATCTTCTACTGCACTATCACATTCAGCTTGTTGTGATACCTCACGATATCTACGAATTAAGTCAACTTCAGACCTTTCCCTACCATCTGTGTCCAGTACTTGCCCAAAGAAACCACCACCAGCAATTTCGACTGTTCCGTCATCATTAGCTGGTACTGTGAATTTTTCTTGACTTTTGGTGTCCTTTGCTCTTTCAAACTTGAAACCAAATAGTTCTGCCATAATATATTCTCCAATTAATCTTTATTGTTCCCTATATTTATAAGGAAAAAAAAGACTAGTTTAGAAGTTCACTCCAGAAGCTTCAAAGTGTTGATACTGCCATACACATTCAAATGTTTCGATTGTTGTATCTTCAGCAGATTGCAATGCTATTTCACTTATTGATGATGGCCATGAGTTCTTAAATATATAAGTTTTAAGAGTTGTACCATCTCTATCTAATTGTTCAACAGTTAAGTCTGTTGCATAGTCTGCCATTGATTGAACACCAGTATTGTTTGCAAAATCATTCATACCATTATTCCATCTTTCAAAAGCATTTCTTATCATGAAATCTGTATCATTATAGAATGTAGTAGACCATGTTCCAGCAGCAACCCTGTCTCCAGCAATGTTAATAGTTCTTCCTCTGTATTTTAGTTCAACTACTCCTAACTCAACAGCAGGTAATGAAGCAGCACTACATAAAAATGAAGTTCTTCTAACATCTAGTCCAATTGCGATTCCAGCTGGTGGTACGATAGTTACACGATACTGATTAGTTCTTGCACCACCACCGATTAAATTTGCTTTAAAGTCGTCTATTTGTGCCATGATTAACCCCCTACTTCACTAAACGAAACACCTGTTCGAGTAGCAACAAAGTTTAATGTGATGAAGTTAATAGAACGAGCAGGTTTAACAAAAATATCTGCAACAAATTCGTTTCTATCTATAACACTTCCTGTATTGTTTGATGCATCACACTTCACTAGGAAGTCTGTGATACCTCTACGACCTTGAACATCTCTTAGGAATGGTTCAATTAAACTTCTAAATTGTGCCCTTGTGAACTCATCATTGAATTCAAAGAGTTGGAATTTAGCAGCAGTCGCAATTGCTTTTTCTAAGACTAAGAACAATCTTCTTACGTTGATTCTATCAAAAGCACTCGGTTTGGTTTGAGCAGTTTTATCACCAAATAAAACTACACCTTGGCCCGGAAAATTAACAACAGGGTTAACTCTTGCTTGATAGAGAACATCTCTATCAGCTTTGTCAGGGTTAAAGGATAATTTAACTGCACCTCTAATATTTCCTCTGTTAAATCCAGCAGGTGAGAACCATGCATCAGCAACATCATCTGTGTTTGCACATAATCCAGCAACTGAACTGTTTAATGGCACATGTCTATAGACATCATTGTACTTGTCATACATGTACATATATCCACTATCCATTACCAAATAAGATGAACTTGGTATTAAGTTAGCAGCAACTTTTACATTACTTGCCTGTTTAGAAGATGTTGTAACACCGACTGTAGCAGAGCGATGTGGTGAAACAAACGCAACACAATCTTTTCTACCCTCTACTAAATTTATTAACATGGTTACATGAGTATCATGAGCACCAGCAGTATCTCCAACGATACTTGATGAACCACCGATAACTAAATTGATATCTTCTGATGCATCATCTTTAAATTTATCATATGCAAGTTCAATCTCTCCAGCAGAAGTAGAGTAATCATCTGTTCCACCTGATAGAGTATCAATCGTTGTTGGTATCACACTTGTATAAGCTGCTGTAACATCTGTTCCCCAGTTACTACCAGCAGATATATGGTCTGTCCAAAATATAAATAATGATTTTGCAAATATTACGTTTGGATAATAGATACTATCACCTTGTGGTGATTTAGCAGATACGTTCTTAGACATGAAACCAAATGTTTCTATAACTGCCCTTGTACTATTTCCAGCAGTATCTGTATCGTATCCTGTTATTTTACCATCAGCATCAGCAACGACTACATGTAGTTCATCACCTGTACCACGACCATTGTTTGTATTATAGTCTGATGTGCCTGGAGCACCTCCGAATAAGTCAGCATATTTCCATCTTCTTTTAATTTTAGAATTGTCTGCTATTACACTTTGTAGACCAGCACTATTAGGGTCATCTTTTAATCTGATTGTTAATACATTACTTGAAATTGATACTACTTCGTATTCGTTGAAGTCATCTATGGACACAACATTTGCTGTATCAGAAAAGAATGATATTAAATCACCTACGTTAAAAGCAAAACCTGTAGCATCAGCATCATCTACAGTTATTGTTGTATCGCCAACTGCACCAGCACCAGCAACTAAGTTGTTTGTACTTAAATCTTGTTCGTA